GCAGAGTTTGAAGCCAGAACGCCGACAGCAGCGCAATTAGCTTATCTCACTGCTAACTCAGCAACAGGTATGCCGGTAACATTCACGACAGCAGGTGGATCGACAACAGTCGCGGTGCTTAATCTGGTAGACGGTGCAAGCGCGAGCGCAACTAACGACCAATTTAACGGCAGGTTGCTAGTCTTCACTGACGGCACTCTCAAAGGCTGCGTGACAGACATAACCGACTATGTGGGTTCAACGACCACAGCAACTATTACGGCCATCCCCTTCGCGCCAACCTCAAGCCATAACGCGAGATTAATCTAAGTGGCGGTATCAGGCGCACAGAAGACGCGAATCGGCGGGCAGATAGCCGGTGTAGGCAAGGTGCAGGCATTTACACCTAAGGCAGCCGGGTCAATTACAGAAACCATCCTTGATTTCGGTCGAGGCATGATGAGGTCTATGGGGCGCGGAATGAGTAGAGGGATTAACCGATGATTATTGCAAAGAAGAACGCGGCCTACTATCTTAGTTTTGCCGCAATAGACTCAACTACACCAGCAAGCTATAAATCAAGTGTAAGCCCGGTCGACACTGCGTACTATAAAGACGGCGCGGGGGCATGGACCAGCCTAGCCATCTCTGATACAGCTACAGAGATCGGGTCAACGGGCATCTACGAGATAGACCTATCCGCCTCAGAAATGAACCACGACAGAGTTGTTATCAAATTTGCTGCCAGCGGCATGGCAGACGACGGGTATCAGTTCGATCTACAGACTAAACTGGTTGATGACCTAAACGACATAGCAGCCACGGCTATTGTTAGCGCTGGCGCAATTAATACTTCAAGTGGCGCAGTCGAGACAGACGCAGCAAGTAGAACAGCATCGAAGGCTGATGTGTCGGGATTAGCAACAAGTGTCGCGCTAGCAACAGTTGATGGCATAGTCGATACCATCTTGCTTGATACTGATGAACTGCAAACAAACCAGGGAGCATGGGCAACAGCAACAGGGTTTGCTACATCCGGTGATTTGGCAGCGGTTGATAGTAATGTCGATGCCATACTAATTGATACTGGCACAACACTACCGGCACAGATAACAGGGTTAAACGACTTCGACCCAGCGACAGACACCGTGGCAAATGTCACTTTGGTAGCAACCACCACCACAAATACCGATATGCGCGGTACAGATTCGGCAGCCACAGCCACAGCTCTGGCGACAGTGGATGCAGTGGTTGATTTAATCAAGATAGATACCGCGCTGATAGATTCGATGGGCGTGGCTAAAAACCAAGCGTTCGATAACTTTGAATTCCTAATGGTGCTTGCTAGTGATGGCAGGACGCCAGCAACAGGTTTAACGGTAACAGGGCAGAAGTCTATAAACGGTGGTGCATTCGTGTCTATCTCCGGTGTAATCGCAGAGGTAAGTAATGGAATGTACCAGCTCGACGCATTAGCCGCTGATACGAACGGCGATGTTATTACGTGGCGATTCTCAGCAGCCACAGCCGATGACACACTGGAAACATTTAAAACAATATCATGATGTGGCGACGGCGTGGTAGGCCGAGAATATCCACAGCTATACGTGGGTTTTTCAACAATAAGCAGGTAACAGCAACAGCCGATGTAATATCAACGCCAGACTGTTACACGGGCTTATCAAGCACCATTGATGCTAATGCGGTTGGAGTAAGCGGCGCTATAAGTGCTGGCGAGTATTTGAGTGGTATAATTGATCCTTATGGCTTATCAATGAATAGCAAGATAACGCCAACACTGGCACTAGATAGCAAGCTTTGTTGCTGTTGAGGAATGTATGGGTATAAAGACTGCGGAAGTAGGCAAAATCATAAATGTTAACGCATCGTATGATATGTCGGCTAACTCTGATTTAATTTTGAAGTTCACAGCGCCTTCTGGTGCCACGTTGTCAGTTAATAAAGCCGGTGGCGTATCAGCACCAGCAGTAGACTTTACTGACCCGGTAACAGGTGACGTGTTTAATGCGAATGAGTACTGGTCATACACCACGACAGCAACAGACTTTACAGAGTCGGGGTCATGGGCAGTAGCAGGTCGGTACATTGACGCAACACCTAAAGACTTTTGCGGTGATGTTGCCAGCTTTACGGTGCTTCCTTGTGGATAACCTGTGGATATGTGTATAACTATAGTGGTTGTTAATAGTTCTGTGGATAAGTTTTATGCCAGCAGGTAAAAAATACGGTGGTCGGGCTAAGGGAACGCCTAATAAACTTACGGCTGACGTAAAGACAATGGTACTCGAAGCCCTTGAGGGTAGCGGTGGAGTTGATTACCTAATGGCCAGGGCAGAAGATCAGCCGGTGGCATTCATGGGCTTAGTGGGTAAAGTGCTTCCATTAACAGTAAAAGCACAAGTGCAAGCCGAGGTTGGCGGGAAATGGGTGGTAGAGTTTGTCGATTCACCTCAAGGTAAATAAGAAGCTAGAACGTTTCTTAACTACGAGCAAGCCGCTCAAGATAGCGGTTGGAGGGCGTGGCTCTGGAAAATCCATTGCTATTGGCGATATGCTTACGTTCAAGATGGCGACAGAGCAGGCCGATATATATTGCTTGCGAGAATACCAGGATAGTATTTCAGACTCGGTACATAGAGTGCTTAAAGGCTCGGTAGTCGATAGGATTGGCTTAGAGGGCTGGGACATACAAGAGAACAAGATCGTCGCCCCTAATGGCGCTCAGACAGCGTACAAGGGTGCAGCGAGAAACCCGGACAGTATCCAGTCAGCACAGGGTTACAAATATTCATGGTTTGAAGAAGCGCACAGGGCTAGTCAAACATCATTAGATAAGTTACTACCAACCATCCTTAGAAACCCTGGGGCAGAGTGTTGGTTTAGTGCTAACCCGCAATCAAGTGCTGATGCGTTCAGCAAGCGGTTTATCAATCCCTATCTATCAGAGCTTGAAGCCAATGGATTCTATGAGGATGATCTTCACCTTATCGTCGTGGTTAATTGGCGTGATAATCCGTGGTGGAACGACGAGCAGGAAGCGCTCAGGTCGTGGGATTACGCCAACCTATCGAGAGCTAAGTATGATTGGATATGGGAAGGCAAATTTAACGATCAGGTTGAAGACAGCACGATCAAGGCTGAATGGTTCGACGCTGCTGTTGACGCCCATGAAAAGCTAAACATCACGCCTACAGGTGCGGTGGTAGCCTCTCACGATCCAGCAGACGAGGGCAACGACTCTAAGGCATACGCTATACGCAAAGGCATTTTATTCACTGATGTGGGCGAGATAGACGCGCCAGATGGCAATGAGTCTTGCGATATAGCCACGGCCAAGGCTATCGATGCGAACGCAGATCTTTTTGTGTGGGATGCTGATGGAATGGGCGCACTACTACGCAGACAGATAGGCGAAAGCTTCGAGGGTATTAAGTGCGAGCTAAGGGCGTATCGAGGGTCGCATGAGGTCGAAGATAAAAAGGCGATGTATGACGGTCTAGGGTCTTTGGGTAATAGTGATAAGCCGAAAACAAACGGCGATACGTTTTACAATAAGCGCGCACAATACGGGATTAAGCTAGCACAACGGTTTTATAATACATACCAGGCGGTGAACGGCAAATACACCGACCCTGACACTTTGATCTCGATCAGTTCGGACATTAAGCTACTGGGTAAGCTGAGATCAGAAGTATGCCGAGTGCCTACAAAGCCCAACGGCGCGGGTAAAATACAACTAATGAGTAAAGTGGACATGAAGAAGAAGTACGGTATCGACTCGCCTGGTATGTATGACTGTTTAGTGATGGCGCAAGAATTGCCCACACAAATGGCCGCACATAAGAAAATCAACTTTCAAGCATGGGGTTAAGTAATGCCTGATTATACGAATCATGCCGATGTTCTCGTCATGCTTACAGCCACACAAGACGCAGACGAAGATAATCGCAATGCAGGCCGCGAGGCTCACTTGTTTGTTGATAAGCGTGATGGGCAGTGGGAGCCGTACTGGTGGAACGCTAGTGAAGGCAGACCTCGTTACACCTTCGACATGACCGGGCCTATCGTTGACGCCATAGCCGGTGAGATAGAGCAAGCATCATTTGGTATTAGGGTGCAGCCCGCAGGTGGTGACGCTACCAAAGATGATGCTAAGTTAATTAACGGGCTTATCCGCAACATTGAGAACATCTCGAACGCTACCGATATTTACAACATGGCGGCGCGCAACATGGTGACGGCTGGCCTTGATGGCTGGCAGATTAAGCAGAAGTTTGTTGATGATGATAGCTTTGATCAGGATCTAGTCATTGAGCCAATCGCCAACTTTATCGACTCGGTATGGTTTGGGCCATTCAGTAAGCCTGATGCCAGTGACGCGACATGGTGCGTATGCGATATGGTGCGTGGTCATGGAAGGCGTGGACAAGGCAAAGTATGACGCCAAGTTCCCCGATGGCAGTGGTCAATCAGTCGGTGATAACAGGCAGTCAGAGGCGTACTACAGCAAGCACGATCAAGTCGTT